AGACTTGATGAAATTAAAAGGGAGCTAGGAACTACATCAGATACACGTTATCAACCGTATAAGAGTATTACATTTTCTGATATATTGGCCATATTTTCAATATTCAATTTATCTTGCCCGAATGGCATATTCTGCTTTAACACATTTAGCAAACCACAATCACCACTAAAAGTGTGGAAATCACCTTACGCTTAGATTCTGTTTCTTCTTCAAGTATAGAGAGAATCCCATGGACTCAGGTGGTGTTTTAGGAAAGGTTGTGTTTGTTATTCTCGCTCTTGTAGCACTCTATTACCTATACCAATACCTCTTTGGCCCTTCAGGTCTAGAAGGAAAGGTTGTTCTTGACGGAATCAACCCTGCAAACCCAAATTCGGCTTATACAACATCTATCGATAATCTTCCGGCAATCTATGAAGGCGGTGAATATTCAGTAAACACGTGGATCTACATCAATGACTATTCCGTAAATCGTGGTATGAACAAGTGTGTATTTACACTTGGAGGTCGTACATTCTTGACACTTGCCGTCTATCTTGGTGCCTATAAGAATTCATTGAATGTTCGTGTTCACACAAAGAACAATACCCCAGGGTCAATCACCCCAGCTGGAAACGCCCCGTCACCAGCATCTGGTATTGCAAATGATTTGTCTGCCGCGACACTCAACTCCATGTTTGGTAACATGCAGTCTGATGGAAGCCTTCTTACAAACCTTCAACCATGTGACATTCCCTCTGTTGACTTACAAAAGTGGGTGCAGGTCACAGTATGTCTTAATAACAAGACATGTGATGTCTATCTTGATGGTAAGTTGGCTCGCAGTTGTGTTCTATCTTCATTCTTCAAGGTTGACAGAACCAACCTTACACTCAACATTGCCGACTACAATGGCTTTGGTGGCTATGTAAGCAATGTGAGTGCCTACAATTATTCTCTCAATCCCGAGCAAGTATGGCAACTTTATATGAGTGGGCCCGGTAAGAATTACACATTCATGGGATACCTCACCGCCATGTTCACGCCATCTTTCAATCCCAGCTACCCGAAACAGAACATCAATCCCTTGACTGTTTAAATATACCATCATTACTCATTCTTATCTCAACTGTCAGGTTGTGGGTGAGAAGGAAATAACACTCTTTAGTAAGTAGAGGTAGATGAACAACAACTCTGGACGCAGTAAAAATGCAGGGTTGAATAACGCATTGAGTTCTGGGCCAATGGGGTACATTATGGGTAAGGGTCTTGTTGCGCAATTGCTCTTGTCTCTTGTGGTTGCTATTGCAGTATATATTTTATTCATGTCGCTTGAATTAGTTTACAAGAGCTTTGTTGCTGTTGCTGGAACAAAGGTTAATGTTTTAGCTCTAACTGTAAATTCAGAGGATAAGCCCCGCGAATTTGAGCAGAATCCTGCGGCTCGCAGACCTATGTTGCTTCCTATGTCAGACAATGAGCGCACAGGTGTTGAATTTAGTTATGCCTTCTTTCTCTGGGTGAACCCTGCAAGTTTTGGAAATGATGAGGGTCTCAAGCATATCTTCCACAAGGGCAACCCCACACCCTTCCCACTTATGGCTCCAGGTGTTTTCATGAAGAACAACGCAAACACACTCCGTGTTTATATGAATAGCTCAAAGACATGGAATAACTACATTGACATTGATAACATCCCTGTCAAGAAGTGGGTCCACGTAGCCCTTGTTGCCCACAATAACTCTGTTGAGGTCTATATCAACGGCAATCTCTCACAGAAGCTAAATGTCGATGGTGGTGTTCTTTACCAAAACTTTGGCAATCTCTACATGTTTAGCCAACGCCCTACAAACCTTAATGCTACTGCCATCCCGTCCCTCAATGGCGAGAACTTCAGAGTCTTTGGGACCTTTTCTGGTAGCACCAGCAGATTTTACTACTACAGTTACGCCCTCTCTTATACTGAGATCCAGGCTCTTATTAACGAAGGGCCCAACAGACAGGTTGAGCCAAATAGCGCAGATTCACCCCCCTATCTCCAAGATAACTGGTGGACTTCAAGCTATGACCGCTAAACACCATGATACTAAACCATCTTATAGTCTAGGTCACTAGATAATAAGTTGGTCTAAAAACCATCTCTCAAGTGACTAACAGGAGAGGTCTATGCCCGGTGGAGGTTTATTAGCCTTAGTATCTTATGGATCTCAGAATGTGATTCTTAATGGTAAACCAGATTTTACTTATTTTTATAAGGTGTTTAAACGTCATTCTCATTTTTCAATGGAAAATGCAACACTTGCTCTAGAAGGTCCAAATGAACTCTTTTATGATCAGCCAATTAAACTTCGTGCAAAAATTCAACGTGTTGCAGATCTTTGCACAGATATGACATTTTCCTTTACAATTCCAGATATTTATAGTAAATTTGTCCCACTATCACAGCGCCAGTTTCAATATGAATTTCAATGGAATCGGTTTCTGGGTGCTCATATTATAAATAATCTAGCCTTCTATGTTGGTGGGTCAAAGATTCAAGAATTTGATAGTGATTACATTATTGCAAAGGCTCATGCCGACTTGGATAGTGATACTTTTACAAAATGGAAGAACCAAGTTGGGGATACCAATGAATTAACAGATCCATCCAAGGGTGTTTATTCAGGTGGTTCCCTTGGCAAGGGATATCCTACAGTTATTAATGATACCTCTCGTGTTCAGCAACTCAATCAGCCAAGTATTCGAGGACAGGTATGCTATGTGCCTCTTCCTCTTTGGTTTTCAGAATCTGCAAGCAAGGCGCTTCCATTGGTAGGTCTTCAGTATCACGAATGTGAAATTCAATTGACACTGAGACCTATTCAAGAACTCTATAGTATTTTGGATCCTTCAGGATTTCGTGTTCGTCCTGGGTATCGTGTATTATCTTCAACTGCCAATAATTCGATTGGACAACCAAGCTATGTTGCAAATTATGACGCCTCTGGTGAATTCAGAGCCTTTGCTACTGATATTGGATATACCGCTCCCCAATTGAACAGCTGGTTCTTCAATCCGCAGATTCAAACAACCTATGTGTATTTGACAGACGCAGAACGTAAAATTTTTGCAAGTCAACCTTTAAATTATCTTGTCAATCAAGTGACAACTATCAGATACCCCAATTTATATACACGAGCAACACTTGACCTTGAATTGAGTAATCCAGTCACACGACTTGTGCTTTTGCCTAGACGAAGTGATTCCTATACATACAGAAATCAAGTCAATAATTACACAAATTGGGTAAATCCAGCTCTTCGTCCATGGTTGGCTACACCAGGAGGAAGTCAGGTACAAAATACAATCATGAGTACTGGTGTGATTATTTTGAACGCGCAACAACAAATTATAAATTCAATGCGCGTTCTCTTGGATGGTAATGAAATTCAAGAAGAAAAGTCATTAGACTTTTTTACAAAGGTACAGACATATAGAACCGCATCAGGTGCAAGCACTACAGATTCATTATTTCTCCCTCTTATAAATTTCAGTTTAACAAGTCCACATGAACAGCCAAGTGGATCTGTGAATGCAAGTCGTATTCGTTTATTTCAATTGGACGTGAATCCTTGGGCACTACCAGTCAATCCATCCTATGTGTATGAGTTGACAGTCTATGCTGAAAGTTATAACTTCTTTGTTGTCGAGTCTGGCTATGGTGGATTGAAGAATGCATTATAAGTCTTTATCTGTATTACATGTATTGCCATCTGCACGAATACGGCGAAATCGTATGGGTATAGTTTTAAACTCAATTCCATAGCTGACAATATGATTTGATAAAAAGTGCTCACTATGAAGAGGCTTTTGTAAAGAGTATTCATAGGCTGAATAAAACCGTTCACCATAGATCTTCATATCCTTAGGAACACCTATTGCAAATCGATCATTGCATCCGTAAAAGAGGTGAAAGTCTGGAATAAGAATACGGCCCTTTTGAACATCTAGCCAGTCGATAGATAAGGGGGTCATGAAGCGAACATCAGGACGCAAGTATATAACTACATCATAGCTTGAGCCAGATTGTGACCATAGTTTTGTAACTTCAGAAAGGCTATAAAGGGCACGAATGTGATTGTCAAGGGTTGAATAATCATTTTCCAACGGATCCCCATTATTTTTAGATTTTTTCTCATTTCCCCATGGGTCCCCCTTGTTTCTATATTTTGTTAAATCAAGTGCCTTATCAACCTCATCTTGATTTTCAACCTTTGCTTCTCTAGGATTCAAGAGTTTCCATAGTGTATTTTTTAATTGTAAACCCATTTCATTTGATCTTACATTTGTATAAGGTCTGTACAGCTTATACGTGTGAAGATAAACATCATAAGATATTTGAGCATTGATAAGAGGATTGAAAATACAGGTTTCAATACTCTCGATAATTCGATCGGTTGATCGACAGAGTCCCCAGAAACAGAGAGCAACTCTCATTACTAGTCTTGGTTAGTTTTACTCTTGTTACTATCCCGCAAACGAACTTCCATAAATCCACTCTTTTTATTGGGATTTAGAACAGCCAAATCGGGGTATGTTTTTACAAGCCATCGTGCAGATTTTTCAACACGTTGCTTTGTTCGTTCTTCTTGCATACCACCAGGCTCCTTATAATAGGAACTTACAGGGGCAATCATATTCAGCCGAATAATTGCTCCATTTGCCTTGTAATAAAGAATACTTCTTTCGTAATCCTCTTTATCGTCAAGGGTAATTTTTACAGTCTTTGTTCCAGGATTAATACACCCCCAAAAGCTTCCAATCACATATCGCAAATCTGTTGAAATTTTTGGTTTCATAAAGAACCCATTTGCAACAGGATAAACACCCCAAAGCATGGCGTCTGCTTTTTCACATTCACTAAAGCCCTTTTTGATTACAGCAAGAAGACTTCTTAGAGGTCTTTCCTTACGGGGCTTGGATGCATCATATTCTAAAAATCCCTTAATATCATCATCAATATTCACAATTTGAGTTCCAACAGGGTAGTAATCACTGATAAAATTACGAATTGCGCCCATACCAACAATTCCAACAACAATCTTACCATAGGACCCCTCCTTCAAAGTATCCTTATAAAGTTTCTCCTGCTCCTTATCAGCAACAAAGACTGTAATTTTACTGGTAGGAATTTTATAATGTTTTAGAACTGTAAGTGTTTTATCACGAAGTGTCTCTGGTCTCTTGTAGCTTGGGATTGCAACTTCCCATGGAAAGCTACTCTTTCTTCTTGTATGGTGTCTTGAAATCACTTTTGACATTCCCTTCGGAGTCCCTCTTTATTGTATAGAAATTAAATATGACTTAAATACTGCTATGCGCTAGTCGCTATCCACGTTTGTATAAGAGATAGATAGAGCGCTATGAGCGGGATTAGTTTATTTAGTAAACAACCAGAGTTAACCCCTGCACAAATTAAAGAACTTCGTCAAACACGTGTAAGCTTTCAAGACTATTTGAGTAAACTACAAACAGACACTACAACAGATGTGCAAAATAAAAGAGTTACCCCCGAAGGTGCGAAAAAAATTTTTAATCAAATCAAAACAACACAAATATGGCTAGCAAGTAATCCAAATGCTAATCTAAATGAAATACTTGCAAAGCGTGATGAAATAACGGCAGAAGTTCGCCGTATTTTACAAGTTGATATGCTTCTTGGATATATTTATAATGGAATTTCTGCAAGTCCTATTGTTATTAGAAAGGCACTTGACAAAAAAATTATAGATTCGGATAAAGGAGCAAAATTAACAGCTCTTTTAAATGAGACAAACACCTGGTATAATAAAAATAAAGACACTCTCATACCTGTTGATTTACAGACAAAGGGTCAAGAAATTGTAAATACATTTATTACAATTGTTCCTGATAGAAATGCTCAAACATTTTTGGTATCAGAACTACAACCTATAGTCTTTCAATCTACTTCAGATGCAAGAGATCGTATTGCCAAAGAACAGATTTCTGTTGATAAGAACAAGGCTGCCACTGTAGATGTCAATGAAGGTGTAAATACAATTATAGCGACATGT